CAAGGCCAAGTTCTTCAAGATTTTAACGATTGCCGAGAAAGAAACTCTTTTATAATGGGGCCTCTAGGTTCTGGCAAGACTGTTCAGTGTATTCTAAAATTATTCGATTTGATGTGTGAGCAAGAGCCTGTCCAAGACAAGCAACATAAGAACTATGGTGTACGCCTATCTCGTATCATTGCCGCACGTAATACTTATTCCGAACTGTTCTCTACTACGATTAAGGATTGGCTAGAGATACATGGAGAATTAGGTGACTTCAAACAAGGTAACAAAGAGCCTCCTACGCATTTTATCCGCTTTAAGCTAGAAGATGGTACTAGGGTAGAGTGTGACATTGTATTCATTGCCTTTGACCGTCCTGAACACGTTAAGAAAGCGCGTGGTATCCAGACTACATGGGTATGGTTAAACGAGACTAAAGAGCATTCTAAAGCTGTCCTTGATATGCTTGATTTACGTCATGGTCGATACCCGTCTAACAAGGAAGGTGCGCGTCCTACACATCATGGAATGATAGGCGACAGTAATGCCCCTGATGAAGACCATTGGTATTTTAAACTAGCAGAGATAGAGCGTCCTGAAGACTGGGCTTTCTATCGTCAAGCTGGTGGTGTTATTAAAGACGGTGAGAACTGGTTAGTAAACGACAAAGCAGAGAATCTTTTTAATCTACCTGAAGGTTATTACCGTAGGGGCTTACAAGGAAAGACTGATGATTGGATTAAGGTTAATCTAGCTAATGAATACGGATTTGTGTCTAACGGTAAACCTGTCCATCCTATGTATACTGATTCAGTACACTGTCAACACTTGGAATTTAAGCCTTCTAAAGATACTCCTATTGTACTTGGTTTTGACTTTGGACGAACCCCTGCGTGTGCCTTCCTACAACGTACCTCGATTGGTCGATGGGTATGCTTTGACGAAGTAGTATTAACTGACTCTGGTGCTGTTGACTTTGCTCCTAGTTTAAAAAGATACATTGAAGAGATGTACCCTGACCACACGTTTAAAGGTTGGGGCGATCCCTCTGGTAACAACAAGAACCAATCTAACTCTGAGACTCCATTTCAGATTATGAGGGCCGCAGGAATACCTTGTCACCCTACAGTGTCTAATGATCCTATGAAGCGTAGGGCCGCTTTAGAAGTCCCTATGAAAGAAATGTGTATGGACGGTAAGCCTAGATTTATTGTCTTGCCTAAAGCCTCTATGATCCGTAAAGGTCTACAGGGTGGCTTCTGTTATCGTCGTGTACAAACATCTGGAGAAAGATACACTGATGAACCAGATAAGAATGAATATTCGCACCCAGTAGAAGCCCTTGAATACGCTTTACAGGGAGAAGGAGAAGGTCGCTCTGCATTAGCTCGCGCTGGTGGATTTGATAAGATTCACACAGCAAAGGTTAAGGTTAATGTCTTCTAAAATACCCTCTAAAGTTTATGTTGTTTTTGAAGATGATGGTGGTAGGTGGTGGTCTTTTTTCTTAAAAAAGGAAATTAGGCACTGTTATTTAATAAAACCTACACCAAACGACTACATTGTGTACGGAAAAAGTGCAAAAGGGTTTGATTTGTTTACGGTTAAAGACGAAAAGAGTATAATCGACGACATATTTGTAATAAAAAGCTATATTCCTAAACAGTGTCGTCGCTCGTTATTTATGCTAAATACTTGTGTAGGCCATACTAAGCAAATATTAGGAATTAACAATCCTTTTATCTTAACTCCATACCAACTATTAAAACATTTGAGGAAATTATGAAACGACCTAAAGCTCCTGAACCAACTGCACAAGAAATGGCTGGTGTAGAACGTCAGTCTCGAATGCTTGATGAAGAAACCGAAGAAATGGAGCGTAGGTTAAAGGCCGCCGCTAGAGGAAAAGGTGGCGGTACATCTTCATTATTAGCTAAAGGCGGTTCATCTAAGTCTGGAGGAGTAAGAGGAAGAAGTATGGTAGGTGGAGGGTATGGCGGTAGTCGTGGAGGTTCATCTGGTTCAAGTGGAAGTGGCGGTGGCGGCACTCCTAACGCACCTATGCCCGGCACTACTAAAACAAGATAGGTAAAAACATGAAACTACCAAAAGAATTAGGTTCGTTACAAGATTTAAAATCAAGAGAGCAGAAAGCATTTCAAAAAATGGCTTTATGGCATGATCTTCTTGATGATTGCTATGAGTATTTCCTGCCTAACAGAAATCTATTTGATGACTTTTCTACTGGTCAAAAGAAGATGGACAGGATATTTGACTCTACTGCTATTGAAGCTATCCAACAAGGAGCAAGTAAGCTACAAGAAAACATTGCTCCTATCTGGGCTAACTGGGCTACTTTTGCTCCCTCTGTTAGTGTTCTTAATGCGCTAAAGTCTGGTGACTATGATGTATCAGAAGAAGAGATTAGAGCTAACCTAGAACAGCAAGCAACCATTGTTTTTGATTACATTAACCGATCTAACTTTGGCACACAATTCTTTGAGCACGCCTTAGATTTATTGATTGGCACAGGTACATTAAGAATTGATGAAGATGATAGCAATGATATGCCAATTATCTTTAATGCTATTCCGCAGAAAGGCATTGCGTTTGAGGAAGGGCCGTATGGTTCTATTGAAACTCATTGGCGCAGATTTACCGTTAAGGCTCGCAACCTAAAAAGAATGTGGAAAGGGTTTAAACCTTCTGAAAGCATTAAGAGCATGATAGAGAATCAACCTGATACTGATGTAGAGATTAGTGAGGGCGTTGTTTACATGCCTAAATCTAAGACTTACTACGGTTGTGTGTGGGTAACTAAAGAAGATCGAATTAGCTGGACGCAAGACTTTGGTAAATCAAGCCCTTGGGTAACTGGTCGTTACTCTAAAGTGTCTGGTGAGATTCGTGGTCGTGGCCCTGCTGTTCAAGCATTGCCTGATGTTCGATCACTAAACAAAGTTAAAGAATTTGTATTGCAGAAAGCCGCTATTGACTTGTCTGGTATGTATACTGCAACCGATGATGGTGTAACTAACCCCTATAATATAGTTATAAGTCCGGGCGTTGTTATTCCAGTTGGTTCTAACAACTCGTCTAATCCGTCTATACAGCGTTTAGACACTGGCACTAACTTGCAATTAGCGCAATTTGAGATGAATGAGCTACAAAATTCTATCAAACGTGCTTTGTTTAACGATCTGCGTGATCCTGCCGGCCCTGTTCGCTCTGCTACTGAGATTGCTATTGACTCAAGAGAACTAGCTAAGCGTATTGGTTCTGCCTTTGGGCGATTACAGACAGAAGTTCTTGTGCCTATCCTCAAGCGTGTTGTTTACATTTTGACTCGTCGTGGATTACTACAGCCTATTCAATTAGATGGTCTTGATATTGAGATTAAATTCTTATCTCCTTTGGCAAAAGCACAAGATGGTGAAGATATTATCAACGTTCAGCAAGCCGTACAGTTTGTATTGCAGAATGCTGGCCCAGATCAAGCCAAGATTGGATTTAAGCTAGAAGACTTTGGTACATGGGTAGCTGGTAAAACAGGTATGCCAGCCGAGTTAGTCCGTTCTGATACAGAGAAAGCCCAGATTATTCAAGCTGGTGCTGAAGCGGCACAACAAGGGCTTCCAACTTCACAAGCTCCGGTGCAAGGTTAATGAGTTGGTCAGAAATTAACCAATCTGCTGACTCTGATTTGGCTAAGAAGCAAGCTGGCATACGCAAGCAAAATGCGTCTGACTTAGCTAAATTTTACCATCGAGTCTTTACAACTGACGACGGACAACGTATCTTGTCTGACTTAACAAAAAGGTTTGTATATGAAAATGATACTTCCTTTGGGTCAGAGAACATTAATTATGAAGCCGCGTACCATAATGGGGAAGCTGGAGTAATTAAGTTTTTAATTAACCAGATGAAATTAGCTGAAATATTATAGGATTAAATTATGTTAGATGAACAGGCCGCACAAGAAGCGCAAAAAAGCGATACCCTGCTAGATCAAGCACAACCAACATTAGAGGCTGGAGAGTATTTCCTTGCTGATGGGATTAAAGGATCAGGTGATGCTCCAGAGTGGTTAAACACTGAAAAGTATAAATCTGTTTCTGAGCAAGCTAAAGGATATGCTGAGTTATCTAAAAGGTTTGGTGGATTTAAAGGCGCACCTAAAGATGGATATACACCCCCAGAAGGCGTTGAATCAGATGATGCTTTATACCAAGAACTAGAAGCCTTTGCTACTAAGACTAATATGAACGGTGATGCTTTCCAAGAAGCGTGGGAACTATTATCTACGCAAGGTGAAGTAGCAGAAGAGTACAACCAAGAAGTTGAGTTAAGCAAGCTAGGTGATAATGCTCAAGAGCGTATTAAGACTGTTGAAAGTTTTATGAAAAACAACCTTGACGCGGATACTTACGAGCAAGCTAGAGGATTGGTTACTAATGCCGATACTATTGAGCTTGTTGAGTTACTTGTTAGAGCTACCGCTCCGACTAAACTACCAAGCGAAGGTGGTCACAATCCAGAAGGTTTATCTTGGGAAGCCATTGAAGCAGAGATGTTTAAAAAGGACGAGCAAGGTAATTTACTAAGAAGCACCAGCATAGCCCATGAGCGAAAAGTTCAAACAATGATGGAAGCATGGGGCGGTAATCAATAGCTATTTGATTTATAGAGGGTAAAAGGTGTATAATCCGTACACTGGATACCCTTTTCCCAAAGGCCCAGTAAATTTAGGTTGAATGCTGACCAATTTACTGGGTACTCAGCTTAAACCTTGAAAAACTTTTTTAATTACTCTTTTTCGAGGAAAATCTTATGAGTAAATTTCTATCATCTGTTGCAGTCACAGAATTTGACTCAATGGTAAAACATGCCTATCAAGGCGTTGGGCTTATCAAGCCTGCTGTTACTGTTCGTAACAACGTAGTCGGTGACACTTACAAATTCCGTCGTATGGGCAAGGGCCTAGCTAACCAGAAGTCTACTTCTGATCTAGTAACTCCTATGAATGTAGCGCACGAATTTAAAACTGCTACTCTACAAAACTGGAACGCTCCAGAATACACTGATATTTTTGACCAAGCAGACGTTAATTTTGACGAAAAGCAAGAACTAGCAAGCACTATTGCGGCCGCTATTGGTCGTCGTGAAGATCAGCTTTCTATTGATGCAATGGACGCATCTACTCCAGATGCTACTGATATTGCCGCTGGAGCTACTAGCCTTACTATGGCTAAAGTTATTGCCGCTCAAGTTGCTTTGCGTGGACAGAATGTTGGTAATCGTGATCTTTATGCTGTTATTGATGCTGACGGACTTGGTGGACTTTTGAATAGCGAAACTGCTACTTCTTCTGATTACCAAAATGTTAAAGCTCTTGTTTCTGGCGACATTAACACTCTATGTGGATTCCGGTTTGTTATTCTTGGTACTCGCGCAGAAGGTGGTTTGAAAGTATCTGCGGCTAACACCATTGATTCTTGGTTCTTCCAGAAAGATGCTGTTGGACTTGCTATTGGTATGGACATGAAGACTTCTGTTGATTACATTGCTGACCGTACTTCATATCTATGTAATGGTATGCTCAAAGCTGGCGCTGTTGTTCGTGACAACGGTGGTTTAGTTCGAGTTAAATACAAAAATAACGTATAAGGAGAATCATCATGGCTTTTGCAAGATCAGGTTTATGCCGCATTGGCGGTTCTGGAAATGGCGGAAGCACTTGGCAGTATTCTACTGCTGATGCTAAGGCTACTATCGTAGGCGCAGATTACATGCTAGGCGCTGTCGATGAACTAGCTTTAGGAGATATCGTAACTGCTGTTACTAGCACTACTCCTCCTACAGCTTTTGTTACTTATGTAAAAACTCGTACAGCTACAGCTATTACTCTAGCTGGCGGTTTAGTAATTACCGCATAAAGTAAGTTAAAGTAAAACGTCTGGGGGTTTCGGCCCCCTTTCTTTCTTAATTCTAAGGTAGCGTTATGGCTAGTAAAATCCAATTAATCTCTAATGCATTAATTTTAATTGGCGATTTGCCTATCACTTCTTTAGAGGGCAATTCTCGCGCACAAACTGTAGCTAACAATCTGTATGACAACATTGTACAGAATGAGCTAACTAAGTTTCGTTGGGGATTTGCTAGAAAAAAAGCACAGTTAGACCTAACAGTTGAAATACCAGTAGGCACTGAATGGCAATCCATTTACCAACTTCCTGCTGATCTATTATTCCTCATTAAAGTTAATCCTCAAGTCCCCTACGGACTATACGGTGACAAGCTGTATTGCAATGCAAGTGATGCAATATACGTTGATTACATTTATAACGCTCCAGAATCTACATGGCCTGTTTACTTTTCTAAGATGATTGAGTACGCACTTGCTATGGACTTTGCGCCTTCTATTCGTGACAGCGCGGCTTCTATGGATGCTAACGCTAGACAGTATCTTAATGCCTCTCGCATGGCAAGATTTACAGATTCGCAACAATATCCTGTAGTCCCTATAACTGATCGTCCCTTTATTAACGTAAGGCGCTAGTTATGGCAAAGTCTAAGTTCATGCAAAGTTCGTTTGTAAGCGGAGAGTTATCGCCCCTGCTTAAAGGGCGCGTAGACCTAGATCAATACTATCAGGGTATGGAGACAGCCGAAAACGTTTTAATCGTACCACAAGGCGGTTTAAAGCGTAGAGCAGGTACTCAGCATGTAGACACAGCAGAAAATATTATTAAGCCTTTTGTTAGTTCTGAAATAACCGCCACTATGCCCGAAGGTGGAACAGCGGCTAATATTAATGACTTTAACCCTGCTACTGTAGGACTTACTACTACTAACATTGGTGTGTTGGGTACTGGGGCTAATGCAGATTATGTAGTTGCGTTATATAATATTTCTGGCGAAAGCAATCTTGGTAAATTTATTGATGTAAAAAACATTAAGTTAAGTGGCACTGGTTCTGGCGCATTTAAAATACAGGCATCTTTAAATAACGTATCTTGGTCTACTCGTCAGACTATGACTGTTACTGAAATAGAGCAATCAATTCGCATTAGGGTAACTGATACATTTGATTACAAATATTTTAGGATTGTTCGCACCGGAGACACTGGCGACTTAGGCACACTTAAAATACAATTAAGTGAGTTTAATGTTTTGTATCCAACTGCTACTTCTTCAGATGTTAAGACATTTGATTTTAGCATTGAGACAGACAGGCACTATTTATGTGTTGTTACTGGGGGTGAAGAGACAACACCATCTTACGGTAATGTGTCTATTTACAGGGTAACTGACCAAACTTCTAATTTTACGCCTATAGCTTATTTGCCTTTGCCCTTTAGGTCTTCTCAAGTAGCCGCAATACGTGATGTGCAAACTGAAAACGTTATGCTAATGTTTCATCAAGATCATGCGCCTATAAGAATTATAAACACAAGTACAACAGATTTTGATGTTGATGTTATTCCTTTTTTAAATGTTCCTCAATATGATTACAATGATTCTTTAAGTCCTACACCAACTGATGAAATTCAAACATTAACGCTTACTGGAGCAAGCTGGGCTACAGGCGATAGGTTTCAAATAGACGTTGAAGGGATATTAAGTAAAAACATTACTTATAATGGAGATTCTGGAACAGCAGAACAAAACTCAACCGTAGCTAACATACAAAGAAACTTGCAAGAAATGCCTAGCTTTGGAGATACCGGAATAGATGTTGCAAGAGTAGGTGCAAAACAATACAGAATTACTATTAGCGGAGAATCTACTAAACCTTTTGAATTGTTTAGCGGTTTTGTTACGCTAGGTAATGCCGCTGATACTTTAGTATTTACTCAGTCACAAGTTGGTGTTGCTAGAAAAGAAAATGTATGGAGTGACAATAGAGGCTATCCCAAAACTGCCGCATTTTATAGTGGTCGATTATGGTTTGGTGGCACTAAATCTAAACTACAAAGTTTGTTTGCATCTAGGGCAGGGTCGTTTTTTGACTTTTACACCGAAGAAGGGGATGCTGACGAAGGTTTGTTTATTACTATTTCTTCAAGACAGCTTACAGAAATTATTGATATTAACCCTGATCGCGGCTTGCAGGTGTTTACTGCTGGAGCTGAGTTTGTAGTTAATGGATCTACCCCTGCTGACATTACTATTTTGTCCCAGACTCAACATGGCGCATCTTATTTAGAGGTTAAATCTGTAGATGGTGCAACTTTATTTGTTGACCAAAACGGCAGAACGCTAAGATCGTTTTTATATAATTTTAATGAAGATGCTTATAACAGTACAGACATATCTGTTCTATCTTCACAACTTATAGATAATCCTTTAGATTTAGGTGTTTTATCAGGGTCATTATCAGAAGATGCTAACTGGGTATTTATTGTTAATCAAGATGGAACTTCTAGTATTCTTAATACGCTTAGATCACAAGATATTAACGGTTTTACTAAATGGATTAACGGAGATACTAACACTGTATACCCTCTTAAGACTGTATCTGTATCTGTTGTTAAAAATGATTTATTTTTAGTAAATAAAAGAACTACTGATACTACTACTTCCTATACAGTAGAAAAGTGGGATTTTGATTACTTAATGGATTCTGCTATTAAACTTTTAAGTAGCACTAGTCTTATTGGCAATAATTTATTTTTAGCTTCAAACCATTTAAACGGAGAAACAGTTAGTGTTGTGGCAAGAGGAACGCCATTACCAAAACGTGTAGTACAAGCAGGTGCTAGTGATGGATACATTGTTTTAACTAATGGTGAGAAATCATTTATTCTTGAGCAAGACCCTAGCGGTGGTGTTATTGACGTTGAAGTAGGGTATAACTTTATACCTAAGATTAAGAGTATGCCTTTGAATACAAACTCTCAAGCTATTGCTGGTCAGAACCAGATGCGGCAAAAGAAGGTCACTCGTATTAACCTAAGAGTTTACAAGAGTTCTGGGGTTTATATTGATGACAATCCTGTTGCTATTAGACAGTTTGGTGACGCGGCTGATTCCCCATTAAACGAAAACTTGCCCGAACAGACAGGTGTTATACAAGGTGAAAACAGTGGCAATGGTTGGAACATAGAAGTACAGCCTATAATTACTGTACCTGAACCTACGCCATTCCACATACAGGCTATTGAATACGAGGTAGAGTCTTCTTGAATCAAGTAGCAACACAAGACGACATAGTAAAGCTACAGACTTTAATGCTAAAAGGCGATACACTAGAGCTAGAGACAAAGCATCATTTTAGTGATGGGTTATATGCAAGAGAGTTGTTTATTCCAGCAGGCGTTGTTCTGGTGGGTGCTACGCATAAGACTACGCACTTGTACACAGTAGTAAAGGGTAGATGTAAGGTATCAAGCCAGTTTGGTAATTTAGATATTGAAGCACCGTTTATGGGAGAGACTATTCCACAAACTAAGCGTGTTATATACGCTGAAACAGATTGTGTTTGGGTTACATATCACCCTACACATTTAACTGATATTAAAGAAATAGAAAAGGCTTTATTAGAGCCAGAGGATATTTAAATGTCATTTTGGATTGTAGCCGCAATGGCCACAAGCACAGCGGTAAGTGTTTATGGTCAAGTTGAAGCTGGCAAGTCTCAGCAAGAAGAGTTTAATCGCCAAGCCGAAGAAGAAAAGATTGCGGCTGAAGGTAGAGAGCTACAGCGTAAACAGGAACTTAATAAAGTTCTTGCGGCTAATGCGGTTAGTGCGTCTATGTCTGGTATGACAGGTGAAGGCACTCCTGCAAGTATTGCCCTTGAAAGCGCAAAACAAATAGGCTCTAGTGAAGGCATGATTAATCTATCTGAAAAGCTAAAGCAAGCACAATTACGAAGACAGGGTGCTATGGCTAGGGGTACTGCTAATATTGGTGCGGCATCAACTTTGCTCAAAGGTGGTTCAAGTGCAGTTGCGCAAGCTGATTCAAAAGGAGTATTTGGTTAAATGGCTAGACAACCTAGACAAGAGCGTATTGGCTTCTACGGTAAGTTCCAACCTACTGGTGTAGATCAGTCTGGTGCGCGACGTATGCAAGCTCTAGCAGGATTAGCAGAGCAAGTAGGCGGTATGGCTGAACAGTTTGGTATTGCCAAGGCAGAAAAAGAAACTCCTGCTGTAGCGGCAAAAGCCTTACAAGAATCTATTACTGTTGATGAATCAGGGCAAAAAGTTTATGGGGAAATTCCTACATTCAAAGGGTGGGATTCTGAAAGAAGAGATGCATTAGCTGTTGCTGGATACACTGCTTCATTAGAAAATGATGTAACTAATATTGTAGATTCGGCAAAATTAAACAATCCTACAAGTACAGTAGAATATAGTAATATTGTTACTGCGGCAATGAAAGGTCTAAAAACAAACCTTCCAGAAGATGCTAAAGGGTTAGCTGAATCTTATTTTAACCAAATAAATCGCACAGCATTCCAAGGCATACAAAAAGAAGAAATAAAAATTAATAATGATATTGCTTTAGGAAATATTGAAACTGCTCTTACTAATGCAAATGTAAATATTGTCAATTTAGCTCTCGAAGGAAGAACTGAAGATTTAATTCAGGCAATTGTAAATAGAGATATATACGCAAAAGCATCTATAAAATCAGGAATTCTTGACGCTAGTAGTTATGCTAAAGAAATGCAAGAGCTTAATGTTCAAATTGTTGAGCAATCTGCTTTAGGCACATATAATTTTCTTTTACAAGATGAAAGTAAAACGCCACAAGTTCGCATTGCAGAATCAGAAGAGGCTTTAAAAAGATTAAAAACTCAAGATAGAGTAGCTATTTCTAATCCTATTAATCCAGAAGAAAATATTACTTTATCGCCTGACCAAAAAGAAAATCTAGAAAAAGACTTAAAGCAAAACATTAAAGATTTTAAAGATTCTGCAATTTTAGAAGCGCAACAACAGTTGCAAGCAGATGAATTTACTCAGATTGAAAATTATAGTCAAGCTATGGTAGCAGTAGAAGACCCAAGTATTAGCCCAGAAGAAAAATTGCAAAATATTTCTCAGCTAGAAAAAGACGGTCAAATTAAAAAAGATCAGGCTCGTATTCTTAAATCTTATGTAACTTCAGTTAAAAAGTTAAATGCGGCTGTAAACGCCAATTCTTTTGGAGATATACTTACAAAAATATACGACCTTAACGCGCTAGTAACATATGACGAAGATAACTCTAATGATTATTTGCGTGGTATAAATAATATTAAAGATGAAATTATGGAGTTAAGGTCTTCTGGAAATATGTCTGCTTCTGATGAAGTTGCGTTAAACAAACAAATAACTAATTTAACTGCCGCTAAAGTAGCTGGAGCAACACAACAAGTATTTGAGTATTTTACAGATGCTTCTGATGCAATTAATATGGGATTGCCTCCTGAATTTCAAGGAATGGCAAAAAGAGATTTGTTTTATGCTGTTGATATGGCAATTCAACAAGCAGAATCTACTGGCTCTTCTTATGATGAAGATGAAATAGAATTTTTATATAGAAGCAAAGCAAATAAAATAATTAATAATATTAATACGCAAAGAAGATCAAGCGCATTAAAAACAGTTAATTCAATAACAAATGTAAAAGCTCCAGTTATTAATACACAAGCTGAATATGACGCGCTCCCTTCTGGCGCTCAATTTGTTGAAAATGGAATTACATATAGGAAACCTTAATGCCAAGTCAATTTGGTGGAATAGCAGTAAATGAAACTATTGAACAGCCTTTAACTGGGGCTGAAATTATTCCTGCCAGTAAATTTGGTGGAGTTTCTATAGATCAACCTAATTTTAAAATAGAACAAACTGACCAGCCTGTTGAAAAAAACATAAGGGACATTGGCGCTCGAATTCCACAAAAAAATCAAGCGGCATTAAGCAATGTAGTAGATTTAGAGTCTGATAATCCAGAAGTTGTTTCTTTGCGCGAAGAAGCTGATGAACAATACAATCAAATGATGCAGTTAGCTCAGATGAGATTTCCTGAAGAGACTATTAAGTCATGGGAAAATAACCCTATTGGCTTTAAAGAATCATTTAGCTTTCTTGATTGGGAAGATGTAACCCCTGTTGCTGGAGGCGTAGCAAAGGGAGCAAACTATCTAAAACTATTAAACATTTCAAAAAATATAGAAGATGGCAAGCCAGTAAATCGTAACGACTCTGAATTTTTAAATGAGTTTATTGACAAGCAAGTGGAAATGAAAGTAAGGGGCATGAATTACGGAGGCAAAATTGCATATTATGGCTCTCCTCTTCCTGCATTTATGATTGAATTTGGGCTAACAGGTGGTATAGGAAAAGCCGCACAAGCATCTACATTAAAAGCTATTGGCGCAACTGCTGAAACTACAGCTTTAAAAGCGTTTGCCGCTAAAACTACTGGGCGTGTTGCTCGTGTTGCCGCTCAATCTGCGTCTATGGTTCCAATGCTTGCGTCTAAATATGGTGAAAGAAGAGCTGGTGCGTGGAATGTTACAGATAAAGGTGAAGTAATATTTGCAGGAGCAAATGAATCTCCAGCAAAAAGTGCATTAATGGCATACGCCCATGTTAGCGCAGAGGTAGCTAGTGAGTTATCTGGAGCTACATTAAATAAATATCTTATTAATCCTATTACTAAGCGGCTTGCTACTCCATTAATCAGTGGTATTAACAAGCTTCCAGAAAAATTAAAGTTAGCTTTGTATGACAACTATAAAAGATTAAAAGGAAATGCTAGAGTTTCTAGGGTGTTTACTGCTGGTGGTTGGAATGGAATGCTTGCAGAATTAGGCGAAGAAAGAATTGCCGATATTTTGCGTGAAACGACTAACTTAACATTAGAAGAAGGTTATACATTTGACGAAGTGCTAGATGGGATTACTCCTTCTAAAGATGATTTGCTTTTAGAAGCAGGGCTTATCTCTATTGTAGGTGGCGTTAAAACTTCTAGCTCTGTAGTTATGAATTTCTTAACTAGTGATGGGCTTTCTGTAGGACAAGCTCAGGAAGTAGTAGACAACCTTACGGTACAAGAACAAGAAAACATAATAGATTATACTCTTGTTGTAGAAACTTATAACCCTGATTCTTTAATAATGCCTGAAGATATTGAGCTTCAAGCTGAGGAGCAGTTAATATCGGAAGAAGAACTTGAATCTGAAGTAAAAAATTACATTGATAACATGGATAACAATGTTGATGAATTACTTCCCACAAATACAATACCGCTAGAGGTAGAGCCTAGAGCAGTTGCTCCACAAGCTAGTATTTTTAATGAGTTTTATTACAAATGGTTTGATAAGCTAGGGTCTCTTGTAGATTTAGCAAAAGAATCTAGAGTAAGAGGAAAAACACAAAAAGTTGGAGAGCGACTTGATTTGTTAGTTCGTCAGTATGCTGGTGTGGTGGATATGGCTACCACAATGATTACCAACAAAACCTTTGTAATTAACAAAGACGGTAACATTGAAGAGACAGGCGCTGGATTGCAGTCAATATTAGATGATTTTGACAGCATGGTAATTCCTAAAGAAACAAATAGAAAGCAAAGGTTAAAAGATTTTGAAGATTATTTAATTGCTAAAAGATATTTAGAAGACCTTGTAAACAGGAAAGATGTAACTGTTACTGACCAACAAAAAGCAGATTCTTTAGAAACATTAAATGCTTTAGCTGAAAAGTATGGCGAAACAACTCGCGTGTTTGACACTTTTGCAAAAGAAATTTATAGCTATCAACAACGAATTTTAAAGATGCTAGTTGATGGTGGAAACATGGCAAAAGAAACTTATGACGCTATTCTTAAAGATAACCCTAATTACATACCATTTCAGCGTGTAATGGATAAAGAATATGGATCAGTTTCTAAGCGGCAAATATTTTCTAATGCTAGTTTGAACAAAGTAATTAAAAAGATTGTTGGATCAGAATTAGAAATTAAAAGCCCTATACAGCAAATATTGTCTAACACTTTTAGAATTGCTGACATTGCGTGGCAAAACAGGATAGCTACTTCTATTGCTAGTATGGCAGATGTAATGCCTGAGTACATTGAAAAGTTAAAAGTTCCTAGAATTCCTGTAAAAGATGCAGATGGAAATATTGTTAAAGACAAAAAAGGAAATGATGTTTATAGGCAAATTGACAATTACGATCCTAAAAATGCCATTACAGTTTTTGTTAAGGGTAAAAAGCAATTTTATAAAGTAGACCCTGCTATCTTAAAAGGCATTGAACAAATGCGCCCTGATGAATTAGGATTTATTACTAAATTCTTTTCTTTTCCTGCGACTGTATTAAGGGCTGGTGCTACATTAGTTCCTGAATTTTGGCTTAAAAACGTAATGAGAGATATGTTAGGCGCTTTTATTATGAACCCTGACAGACCTACTCCTATAGATACAGTTAAAGGATTGACTGCTATTATGGGAAATGCAGATTTGTATAAGCAATGGATGCAGTCAGGCGGTTCTTTTAATAGTTACATGGAATTAAGCGACAACGGATTAGAAAAAGCGCAAAAAGAATTGTTAAATCCTAAAGGGCGTATAGCTAAATATCTAACGCAACCATGGAAAATGCCAGAAGCCGCCAGTTTAGCATTAGAGCAATCTGTTCGCTTGGGAGTTTATTCAGCCGCTAAGAAAGCTGGCAAGTCAGATTTAGAAGCTGGATTTGAATCTCGTGATGCAACTTTAGATTTTGCTCGTGGTGGATCAGCATCTAAAATGATTAACAGGTTTGTTCCATTTTTTAATGCAGGAATGCAGGGTGCGGATAAGTTATATAGAAGTATGCGTGACAACCCTAAAGCAACAAGTATGTATGCGTTAGCAACTATTACAATGCCTAGTATATTAATTACTGGCTATTATTTGCATGGTGCTTCAGAAGAGGAAAAGCAAGAATATTTAGAAATTCCTCAATGGCAAAGAGATACCTTTTGGGTATTTAAAAGTGGTGGGGAATGGAGAAGAATACCTAAACCGTTTTCGTTAGGATATATTTTTGGATCAACTCCAGAACGATTTTTAATGTGGATGGATTCGGAAGGAATTACTGATGGCAAAAAGTTTTGGTTAGATACGGTTAAAGGACTAAGTAAATCTGTTAGCCCTGTTCCTTCTGCTACTAGTCTTTTGCCTCCGTCTTTAAGGGTAGGCATTGAATCAATTACTAATTATAATTTTTATCAAGGACGCAGTATTTATCCTGATTGGATGAATGATTTATCACCAGAAAAACGCAAAACAAAAGGAACGTCTGAAACGTCTATTGCTTTAGGAAAACAATTAAATATGTCTCCCGCTCTTGTAGAAAATGCATTGCGAGGTACATTTGCAAGTAGTGCTGATTACATTACAGATGCCGGTGATTATATTTTAAATTCAGTTAAAGAATGGAATGGTGAAGAGATTCCAGAAAAGCCTACAAGCCCTATGGACATTCCTATTGTTAGAGCATTTACAGTTAGAGAGCCTACAGGCAATGTTTCTGATAGCGTTAGAGTTTTTTATGATTTATTACAAGAATCTAAATATTACAATTCTGATTTAGACGATCTAAAAGGAAAAGAAAAATCTAAATACAAACAAGATAATGTAGTAATGGGTAAGTCATACAATACAATTAAACGATCTGCTAAAAGCATAGCTAAATTAAATAAAAGTCGAAATAAAATTTATGAAAATGTTGCTATGGATGGAGACACAAAAAAGGATCGGTTAAAAATTCTAGACGATAAAATTTTATATTATGCTAGACGAGCTAATGACAAAGTTAATGAAGAGCTTAAACGCGCTGAAAAGTAACAATGATTTATAACGCTAAAAATAGTATAATTGGCACACTTAACATAGGACAAGATAATGACCGTATCGGCATTAATTACAAGAAATGACATAACTGCTACAGCTAGTCAGACAAGCTTTACCTATACCTTTAGGGTTTTGGTCGCTACTGACATGGACGTATACCAGAATGGGGTCTTATTGTCCTCTGGTTACACTGTAAACAATGTTGGCACTACAACTGGTGGCACAGTAGTCCTAGACACTGGAGTCCCTGTAGGGCAGATTGTGAGCCTTGTATTGGCTATGCCGCTAGACCGTACTACTAACTACCAGAACAGTGGTAAGTTTCTTGCCGATGATGTTAACGAAGACTTTGATAAAATCTATATTGGCGCTATTCAGAACGAAAACTTAAATGACCGTAGCCTAAGACTTAAAGATGTAGAGCCGCCTACTAGTGGCGTTGACATGACTATCCCTTTAAAGGCTGATAGGTTAGGTAAGTTCTTATCCTTTAATGCTACAACTGGTGCGCCTGAAGTTAGTGCTGGAACAGGTGCGGATGCTTATGACTCTGCGGCTTGGTCTGCTTATAACTTTACAGGTAATGGATCAACTACAGCGTTTGCTTTAGGAATCGTTCCACACTCCGAGAACAATACTCAAGTTTATATTGATGGTGTCTATCAGCAGAAAGATGGTTATAGCCTGTCAGGTTCAACAATTACTTTTTCTGTCGCACCCCCTAACCTAAGTACGATTGAAGTCATGGTTACGGCCTCTCTTCCGGTAGGGTCTACTAGCTCTGATCTAGTGTCTTATCTTCCTGCTGGTACTGGTGCAGTAGCTACTACTGTTCAAACTAAGTTACGCGAGACTGTATCTGTTAAAGACTTCGGGTTTGATGGAACTGGAGGCACTGACAATACAGTTAAATTTAATAATATGCTGTCATCATTATCTGGATTAAGCAGTGTTGTTATTCGTTTTCCAGCGGGTCAATACCATTTTGCAACAAAACCAAATAATATTTCTTCATCTATAAGTATAGTTGGAGATGGCATTGCCAACACAAGATTGTTTAGGGATTTTACAGTTAGTTCCGCTAGTCAAGGTTTATTTAATTTTGTTGCAGGAGCTAACGGATCATCTGTCAGCCAAATGTCTATAGAGTCAAATGGTGTTCCGAGTTTAAGTGGTTGTTTAATTTCATTAATTGCTAATTCATCTGGCGCTCCTGACTTTTGCAGATTTTCAAATTTATATTTAACTAGCAACAATACAGACAATTATAAAATTTATATTGACGGAAGTTTGCGGACTAGTAGTCCAACTGGAGTTAGAGATACGTTTATTTCTAACTGTTCAATATTTGGCGGCTCTATTGCTGGAGTGTATGCAAAAAGCGTAGTTGCGTTGCATATGACATCTTGTGACACGTTCCCTGCTGGAGGAACTAGCGGAAAAATAGTTATAACCGGAACATCTAGCAACAAATCTAATTATGTAAATATAGACGGAGCTTCTATTGACGGTGCGGCTTTAGATAACTTAAATTTTGGCAATTTAAATTCGGCTGTTTTTTCTGCAAACATTACTAATGCGTCTAGTGCAGACACTGTAATTGTCCAAGGTAGTTTAGCTAGTGGAGTTACTGTTCAACAATTCTGGGTTAACAGTATATTTTTAAGTAACTCTGGAACTCCAAATGATTTTTTGATTGGAGGAAAAGCTAGAGGAAGTATCTTACAAGTCACTGATGGGGTTAGTGTGCCATCTACCGAATCTGGATTTGCAAGTATTTACATTGATACAGCAGACGGTGATTTAAAAATTAAATTTGGCGATGGTACAGTTAAAACTATCTCAACAGACACATAAGGAAAAACATAATGAGCATTAAACAAAATGGTGGTGTCTTCGGCCGCAACCCCACATTTAATGACGTAACTATCGAGGGACAATTGACCTTTGATGGCGACATAGATATTACTTCCGATCTCACGGTAGACGGTACTCTTAAAGCTGATTCTCTAAAACTTGGAGATATTGCGCCTAGTTACAATGTTCTTTCGTCTGCTAGAAACGCTGGTGGTTCTTTTGAATGGGGCCATCCTAACAACTCTGGTTATCCTTCAACGATGGGTGCTGAAACTGGTAGTGGATCACCTTACATTGCGTTTAATGCAGGGCCGGGAACTAATGGCAATACTTACAAAACTTTAGGTCTGCTTGGTACTGTTATTAAAACAGATACTTCTGGAAACTTGCGGATTGGTCGTTTAACAACTGCAAGCGCAGATAACCAGACTCCTACTGAAAGCGCAGTATTTACCAATAGCGGTAATTTACAATTTCCGTCTGGTCAGGGCATCGACTTTTCACCTACCTCTGGCACTGGCACCTCTGAGCTACTTGATGATTACGAGGAGGGTGTATGGACGCCGACGGCTACCTCACAAACAGGCGCAATAACAACGTATACATCATCTGGAACCTACACCAAAATAGGTCGTAGCGTGACGATTACAGCTAGTGTTGTATTGACAGATGTAGGTACTGCCGCAGGAAAAATGTTTATATCCAGCTTGCCATTTGCACCAGTCGCCACCGCCGTATACCTTGGAGTAGCTAGGGAAGAAGCAATAACTGGCAATAATTGGTACGGACGTTTATCCAGTAGCATTCAGATAAATGGTGCAACCAATAATGCTATTACATGGACAAATTCCTACGAGTATGTAGTTAGCTTGACATACATTACGGCAGTATAAATTTTATTCAAGGGAAATAAACATGGCATTAACTAAAGCAACAAACAATATGATCTCAGGGGCTTTAGTCAATGTGCTTGACTTTGGCGCTACTGGCGATGGTGCTACAGATGACACTGCGGCTATTCATAATGCCATTAGCTCGCTTCCCTCTGGAGGCACTGTTTTCTTTCCAATAGGAATTTATAAGTGTGCGCTTACAATTACGCAGTACAACATAATCCTTAAAGGCGCAGGAAAAAGATCAACTCAAATTTCTAACAATACATCATCATCTGGAACGTATGCTATTAATGTAGACCTTGGCGCTCAAAATGCTACAAAACTACCTATGTCATTTGGGATAGAAAATATGGCAATTACAGGGGATAGGGCCAATAATTACCACGCGATCTATTTAGCCAATGTTAAATCAGGTAGTTTTAGAGGGCTTGAAATTAACGAGGTTGGGCATGGTATTTATTTAAGCAATACCTTTGGTGTATCTTTCTCTGATATTTTCTTTAGGCAGTATGGGGTAGGCATTCAAGGAAACCCTTCGTCAACTTCCAACAATCAAACATTTACTGGTATGCACTTCTTTGGTGGCAATACAGATAATAACGCTGTGCCACTTTATACAAATGGCATGAGTGATAGTACGTTCATTAACTGTATATTTGAAGGCTCAGAGCAAATGGCAAGCACTAAGCTGTATGATGGTAGTGGAAATACGTTTATCCAACCCCGATTTGAGTCATGTACTGCAAGATCTAGCACTAATCCGTATTTAATTCTGGGCGGTAATCGCAACAGAATAATTCATCCCCTAGTAACGCAGTTAGGTGTAGAGGTTCTTGCAAGCAAAACTTACCTTGTGCAAATTACGGGAAAGAATTGCGAAATAGATGGAATAGAAATGGGTGTCGGGATCAGGGTGCTTGAACTTACCGCATCGGCCAATAATTGCAAAGTTAAGTTTAGTACAACAGGACTTAGTAATACCATACTAAAGAATTTATGGGTGGACTACGGAGACAATAATTTAATTAATTGCGACAATAGTGACTTTACTTATGATAATCAAACAACTTGGTCAGAGTTTCCTGTTACTAATTACTTTAGTGAAAGTACCGATATGTCATCTGTTACTACAGACGGCCTAACGCAAGCAACAGTAGTAGGTACGCCAAGTAGGACAGGCCCATTTAAAGAAGGGTTAATTGAAAAATTTACTTCACCCACTGGAAATAGAAGATGGTATCAAGATGTATTTCCATTAATGGGATCTCCTGCCGCTAATACAGTTATAGGGTGGTCAGTGTTTGTCCGATCACTTACATCAGGTGGCGAAGATGTAGTATTTCAGATGGGCAGGTTAGCTTCGTTAGTAACAGTAGATACTATCAATATCCCAGACACTAAGTTTGTAAGAGTATCCTTGTTTTCAAAGACTGATGTATCTGCATATACAGATTTTAATGTGTGTGCTATTGCGGCAGTTGGCGGATCAGGTCTAGAGTTCTATGGTAATCAGGTTATTATTGGGGATAGCCAGTCAGCTGGATTATATGGCGCATTTTATTCGGGTGGATATGTTCCTACTGAATCAGTTGCGGTTACTGATCTTGGCCCACACTACGCAAGTGATAGAAGACATAAAATAAGTCCTGTAAATGGTACAGGCGTAGCTGGTCAATACATTAAAAAGATCAAGCCTGTTATCGGTCAACCCAAAGGGTTTTATTGCACAGTTTCAGGAAATGCTGGAACTTGGGTTTCAGAAGGTAATCTTTAATGCCCCTAGCGGGTGGACAGGCCAATTTTGGCGATAAACTAAGGAAATAAACATGGCACTTACAGAAGAAACAATGAACGACAAAATAGAAGTATTACAATTAGCAGGGTATCCAGTGGTTCAGGTACGCACTGCAACTATTATTAGCAGAGACGATCAAGAAATATCAAGAAACTTCCATCGTCATATTCTTACACCTGATGCAGACCTTTCTAGCGAAGATGCTGATGTTGTAGCAATTGCTAACGCTGTATTTACAGACGAAGCTAAGGCCGCATATCAAGCTCACTTAGACGCGCAAGGAGAATAAGATGACTACTTACGTTACTAAAACTATTACTGCAGAAAACACTTTTACTGATACAGTATTCTTTGACGGAAACTTTAACTTCTC